GTTAGGTTTGATAAGCTAAAGGATAACAATGAATGGATGGACTGATGGAAGGGTCAAGGGCTTTATTACTAGTGTTATTCGGGGTGGGTTTAGGCGTTGGCCTCCCAAGTTTAACGTTTTATCTGCAGCAAAGAAGGGAAAGAAAGTTAATACAGCAACAGGTAGAGTGGCTGAACACTATGAGTGCTTTGCGTGCAAAGAAGCGTTCCCAGCTAAGGAAGTGCAAGTCGACCACATAGAACCTGTAGTAGACCCGAAGGTAGGGTTTGTAGACTGGGATACATTTATCTCACGTCTATTCTGCGAAGCAGAGAATCTACAAGTCTTATGTAAACCATGTCATCTCTCTAAAACTAAACTAGAGAAAGACGAACGTAAACTAAAAGGAAAATAATATGACTAAATTAAAAGCAAAAGTAATGTGGGCTAACTTAAATCACTTAAACGAAATGTCTGGTAAGTACCAAGTAGACTTCTGTAACCTGTCTAAAGGTGCTGTTGATGCTCTAGCTAAAGAAGGTATCCGTGTCTTAGAGGGTAGTAAACCTGGTGAAGACAAGGGTAGTTACATCACTTGTAAGTCTATCTATCCTATTCAATCCTATTATGAGGATGGTTCTGAGGTAGCTCCTACTACTAAAGTATCTAATGGTTCTGAGGTAGAAGTAACTATCAACCCTTACACTTGGGAATTCAAAGGTAAGAGTGGTGTGAGTGCTTCAATTGTTAAACTGGTATTTACTAAGCTAGTTGAGTTCAAACATGAAGATGACGGTTCTAAGGCTATCTAATGATACATGCCTTCATACCAGATTTGCAAATCAAACCAGGTGTGGACCTATCTTACCTATCAAATATTGGTAGGTACTTAGCTCATAAGAAACCAGACCGTATCATTCTTATTGGGGATGTGGCAGACATGCCCTCCCTAAGTAGTTATGATGTGGGTAAAAAGAGTTTCGAAGGTAGGACATATAAGGCTGACGTTGAGAGTGTACATGAAGGTATGCGACTCTTGATGCAACCAATCTTTGAAGAACAACAGAAGCTAGTTAATGGGGGACGTAAGAGATGGAAGCCAGAACTCATACTTACTTTAGGCAATCATGAAGACCGAATTAATCGTGCTATTAATCTTGATAGGAAGCTTGACGGGCTCATTAGCATACGTGACTTGGGATATAGTAACTTCGGATGGCAAGTCTTTCCTTTCTTGGAGGTTGTGGTTAGAGACGGTATTGCCTACAGCCATTATTTTACTAGTGGTATCATGGGTCGCCCTGTTGGTACTGCAAGTATGCAGCTTAATAAAAAGCACATGTCTTGTGTAGCAGGTCATCAACAAGGTAGACAGATTGCCTATGGTAGACGTGCTGATGGTAAGGAGATGACTTCCATAATTGCAGGGAGTTGTTACCTTCACGATGAGAGTTATCTTGGGTCACAAGGCAACCAACATTGGCGTGGTATGTATATGTTCCACAACGTTGATGATGGCTCGTTCGATGAGATGGCTGTACCCTTAAGTTACATAATTGAAAACTATAGCTAGTGCTTGTGTTCATACTTATAATAACATTTGTAGTTATATTTATAAATAGGAAAACTTAATGGAGGACTTCATATTGAAACAACTATTATCTAATCATTCTATTTTAGAATGTGAAGGCTTTGGTAAAGAGTCTCAAAAAGCATGGGAGGAACATGAGGCTATTAAGAAAGACTTCTCTTGGCCTTATGAACCAAACTTAATCAAACCTATCTTACATAACAGGGCTGAAACTCCCGACGTAAGTAGGGCTATTGAAAAGCAAGTAGGGGGTGACCACTACAAGGGGTTTACCATTCAACCTGCTGAGTTCTGTCATGTAAATAATATACCTTACCTAGAAGCTACAGCTATTAAATACTTATGTAGGTGGAAGAAGAAGGGTGGGGTACAGGACCTTGACAAAGCTATTCACTTCATTGAGTTACTAAAGGAGTTCGAGAATGCCTCTAACGCTGGAAGAACTTAAAGAACTATTAATAGATAGAAAGAGTGAACAAGAGTTCATGGAACTACTTGACCTTGATATGACTGACTTGGTTCATGCCTTCTCAGACATTATCAATGATAACTTTGAGTGGTTAGAACAAGAGTTTACATTGGAGGATGAAGATGATTAATCTATTTGAAAAGTATACAACACCTCTGGTGTGTCTAGCTTCTTTCTTTGTGGGTGTGTATGCTTGTACAGCTTGGCATTCACTTGGAGAAGCTAAACAACTAAGAGACATTCAAGAGCAAGTAATTAAGCAAGCAACCATCAATCGTAAGGTAGTATCTGACCTACAAGATGTTAATGCTAAATCTGTTGTAGAGTATAACGAGTTAAAGGATAAACTAAATGCAACTAAAATTACTAATGTTCCTTGTAAGCTTACCATTCCTGCTATCAAGTTGTGGAATCAATCAAAAGGAGTTGAGAGCAAACTGCCCACAGATACCACAGGAGTTATTGAAACCCCCAGCACCTCCGATAGCATTGGGGACAATGCAACCCCTGCTGAAGGAGTAGGTATCAAGTTGGTGTTAGATAATGCTTTAGCTAATGATAAGATATGTAATGATATGAGGAGTCAAATTAATGGCATCATCAAATGGAACTCTGACACCTTTGGAAAGTAAACTAGAACTTGCTAACTATTTGTTAAGTACAATTGACTTAGCAGTTGAGAATGGTGATGAAGAGCTAGCTATTAGACTTGTAGCTGAGTTAGCTGTTTACTTAATTTCAATTGATAAGAAGTGTGTAGCGAAAGGATTATAATGGTAGCAGCAGTTAAGAAAGCTAAAGTAAAAGTAGAACAAAAGCAATGGGCTGTTCAACTAGGATGTGAAGTAGAGATTCTTACTAGAGGTCACTATCCTGATACATTTATAGTTAAACTTCCTGATGGAAATAAAACAGAAGTAGACTTAGCTTACTTAGCTAAGTTACATTAAGGAGTGTTATGACAATTGAACTTGCATTTATTCCAGGTTGTATGTTAGGTGTTGAACTTGTATCACAGGTGACGACACACTTTGTAGTAGTAGATTTATTTATCGTAAGACTTTTAATTATTATAGGAGAATAGTATGGACTTTACACAAGCAACAATTACTAAATTATCTAATGGTTATGTAGTAGCTTTACAAGGATATAGTGCTTTGGACAAACAACAGATTGGTGAACAGTATATTGCTAAAGATTTAGCTGAAGCAGTAGGTTTTATCTCTGGTGAGAAGAAATCGGTTGCTGCAATCGCTCTACAAAGCGTTAAAAAGAGTTAAGGTAAGCTAGGGTATCAGAAAGGGGGTAGCTCCCAGCTGGGCTACCTCCCTGTTCGTTCTAGAGCATTAGTGCTGAATTGTGAGTGTTACAACCCCATTAGACAACCCTTCAGAGAACTTTACATCAAATGCATCAAATGCAACCTTACTTCTTCCAATAAAATCCCCACCAGCCCAAGTCTCACCCAACAAGATACAACCTTCAGTATCTTTATCTGTATTACCAGAGTGAATACGAACACCCTCAAAGTTACATACATTAAGAATGTGTGGCATCATCTTACCAAACCTACTTGACATATCTTTAATTACTTTATATGTACCATATGGTATTGAAGTTTCACCTGCTACTTTAACTCCTGCATCTCTAGTCTTATCCTCTAAGGTAAAACATTGGAAGGTGTTGTCAATGTATAGTCTACCAATTGTATAGTTAGTACCAAACTCTATTCTCTTTAATACTAGATTCATTTGTCCTCCACAGCAGTTGTAGTTTTAAATCTTAAGACAACCACTACAATACCAACAGCTACAAAAGCAAGTCCGTAGTTTTCTTCACCTATCAACTTACGTAGGTAGTCAAAGTTCTGTTGTAAAGAACCTAAGATTACTAATAGTAAACCATAGTTGATTGTCCAACTCTTCCTCCATTGTTTTAATTTAGACATTATAATAGGGCATCTTATATGCCACCCCTCCAATTGTAATTGCAACATACCCTACTGGTTGAGCAGGAAGGGCAGATGCTGTTCCAGTTGCACCTACTGTAGTACCAGTTGTATTAGTTAAATCTACAGTAGCAGTAACAGTACCTCCAGTAATGGCAACAGCACTTGCATTTTGAGTAGCCATAGTACCAAAGGTAGGTAATGAAGCTACAGAAGCATATTCAGCACTTGTCAAGTGATATCTGTTAAGAGAGTCCCCACCCTGTATAAGGGTAAGGTCATTATGGTTTCTAGTTACTATAGAAGTTATATTACTCCCTAAAAAGTTTAAACCATTAAAGGCTTGACTTCCTGCAGTTGTAGTATAAGTATATAGTTTAAAGAACCAATCTCTCCACTCATGGTTCTCAGCAATAGGATTGTTAGGTATAGGACTAATAGGTATGGTCATATCTTACTCGTATGTAAACTCAGTACAGTAACCCAACTTCTCTAGCTTAGGTAAGTCTTTCTCAAGACGTTCACCAATGTCATCACGAACAATTAGACTATTAGGTATCTTTATACAGTCCATGACTTCATAGGCTTTCTTCGCAGCTTCCTTAACAGTAGTCGCGGTTCCAGTAGTAACAAGTACATAATCACCAGCGGTAACCAACATAGCTTCTTCAACAATCTTACCATCCCTCATTATAGGACCTTTACCCATCTTAACTTCACATAGATGAATATCATCCATTACTTTTTCTAAACCATAGATAGGATAGTTAGTTGGGTCTCTACCTGTTTGCTTTGTAAATGGGAAGTCTGGAATTGCAGCGACCACACCAACAGCAATCTTGTCAGAAGCCTTCAACGTATCTTTACCATTAACTAAGTCA